TGTAGTTGCTGAAGGTGGGATTGAGACAGTATCTCAAACCATTAATGGTGAAACTATTCAAACTGGCGGCTTGGTTACACCTGTAGTTCCAAATGCTGGCACTTTTGTTAAGGATTTAGGTGTAACAGATGGTAAGGCTATTCCACTTAAGCGTGTAGCCTCCGCACCATTGGCAGGGCAATACAGCGTGGATAATGTGACAGGTGCCTACACATTCGCTACTGCCGATGTTGGGAAGATAGTTTTTATTAGCTTCCGATATTCGGCAACAGTTGCAGGTGGTAAGTCAATCACCGTGTCCAACTTAGACATGGGTTATACACCTGAGTTTGCATTAGATCTGCAACGTGATTACAAGGGCAAATTCATGCATATGAATTTCTACCGTTGTACTAGTAACAAGCTTGGGTTCAGTTCAAAGCAGGATGACTACGATATTCCTGAGTTTGAATTCCAACCTATGGCTGATGATCTTAACCGTGTCTTCAAAATCGATTTATCGGAGTAATACCAAATGCAATTTAAGCAAGTTGAAAACCCTCGAGGCTCTACAGTTATTGTTGATGGTCAACCATTTGTTTTTGCTCCATTGTCTCTTGGTGCGGTTGAAAAACTATTGCCTGCACTTCAATCATTCAAGCCAGATGATGTCGGCACTGTGATTGATGTGGCACACAAATCTTTAAAGCGAAATTACCCCGACATTACTCGTGATGATGTAGCAGAGATGCTATTTATGGATCAGCTCACAGAAGTGATGGAAGCTGTAATGTCTGTGTCTGGTCTTAAAGGGAGTGATGACAACCACGCAGGTGGCTCGGGGGAATAGACTGGGAGGAGCTGTATACGCATTTAGTGCTGACCATGGGTAAAGATTACGACTATGTGCGTAATGAGTTGGATATTCCGAGGTTAAGAGCACTCAATGCGTATCAGCGAGATTACCCTCCCGCAAATATCGGTGTACAACGTCTTTGTCGTATTTTGGAAGCTTTTATGGGTATCGAAGAGACGCCGCAAGCTATCACCGTCTCAGATGATGACGAAGACGATATGCTAGAAGTATTAGAACGTTTCACTCAGGGCGGTTAAGGCCGCCCTTATTTGCAATCTTTGTAAGTGTTGGTTAAAGTTTGTTAATTAAAACATTATAAGGATAACTGAATGGCCTTAATTAATTGTAAAGAGTGCGGGGCACAAGTTAGTACACAAGCTAAGAATTGTCCAAGCTGTGGGGCTAAGGTTAAAAAGAAAACTTCAATAATTACTTGGATTATTTTAGGGTTTATTGTTTTGATGGTTATAGGTGCAATTGCTGGTGGAGGTTCGTCTACATCAAATGGTACTAAAGAGTTAACCCCAAAAGAAGACGCTTTAAAAAATACTGTCTTAGATTATGATTGGGCTAAAGGTGGGTTTGATAGTGTCATGTTGGTTGATTTTAAAATCAAAAATAATAGTAAATATGACATTAAAGATATCACTGTAGAGTGTGAGCACTTTTCTAATAGTAAAACTAAGATCGATAGCAATAGTCGAGTAATTTATGAGATTGTTAAAGCTGGTGAAACTAAAACAGTAAAACAATTTAATATGGGCTTTATACATTCTCAAGCTGCATCGTCTGGTTGTGGAATAGCTGACCTAGTTGTTGTTCAGTAAGTATTATTCGTAAAAATCAACCCCGTTCTTACGGGGTTTTTTAATTTAATTTACCTTGCATCGGCAAGGTTTTTTTATGCCCAAGAGGTATGTATGGCAAATAATAACCGTGTCGAGGTGCATATCGGTGCAAAAACATCCGAGCTAAAAAAAGGCATGGATGATGCTGAAAAGATTGTTAAGAAGTCAGCGGAAGAAATGGAAGGCTCTACAAAAAATGTCGAGTTAGCCATTGATACCTCAGATGTTGAAAACTCAGTAAAGCGAGCTAAAGACATTGTCGAAGATGGGGTTAAAAGGATTAAAGAGGAGGCTTCTGATCTTTCCTTAACAGTAGATACTTCAGAGATTAGAAAAACTTTAGCTGATGCAGAAAAGCAGTCCAAAAGTTCATCTAAAACGATTATCAAGACCTTTGATAATACAAAGGTAGGTGTTGATACGCATCCTGTTAAAACTGCCTTGTCTGATGTCGAGAAAAAAACTAAAGAGACTGCTGATGAGATAGAGAAAACAGGGAATGGTATTCGTTTTAAATTTAATTTATCAGGAATAAAAAATAGTTTTGATAATTTAGCGAATGATATTAAACAAAAATTTGAAAATATTGGCAGTAATATCTCCAACACAATATCCAATAGTTTTAAAGGTAATTTCTCAGGTGCGCTAGGTGCAAACGTCGCAGTCATGGGAGCAGGTGTAGTCGCTGGCGTGTCTGGTGCTATTGCTGGTTTGACAACCTTAACTAGCAAGGTAGGGCAAGCCTCTAAAGAATTAGAAATTCAATCTCGTTTAGCCAATGCGAATACAACTGAATTTCAAGAATGGGCCTTTGCAGCAAAAAAGGTAAATGTAGAACAAGATAAACTTTCTGACATCATGAAAGATGTAAACGATAAGTTTGGTGATTTTATGCAAACGGGCGGTGGAGAAATGGCCGACTTCTTTGAAAAGATTGCCCCTAGAGTTAACGTTACAGCAAAAGAATTTCAGGGATTATCCGGCCCTCAGATCCTTGAAAAGTATTACCAGACTTTGCAAAAAGCTAATGTTTCGCAAGCTGAAATGACCTTCTATATGGAAGCCATTGCAAATGATGCAACATTGTTAGCACCTCTGCTAGATAATAATGCTGAAAAGCTAAAAGAGTACGCAAACCAAGCTCATGATTTAGGTGTAATCATGAGTGATGATGCAATCGCAGCAACTAAGGAATTTAATACAGCATTAGGAACGATAGAATCTACATTACAAGGTGTAATGACCCGCATGGCGGCACAAGCGGCACCTGCATTAACGGATTTAGCAAACCAATTTTTGACATTTGCTGTAGATTCTAAAGATGCTATCGATGATTCAATTAAATCAATTATTGGGATTTTTGAAGATCTCTTTTCTATACTAAGTGGTCAATTCACAACTATGGCTGGTATTTGGAGTGACCTAACAGGAAGTATAAGTGATGATGCTAACGCTCAAATAGGATTTATGGATGCTATATCTATTGCATTAAGAGCATTAGGTGTTATTGCAACAGGTTTGCAGGTTGCTATTCAATCTGCATTTGCAATTATCCGAGCTGTGGTGGTTACTGTTTGCCAAGCCTTAATCATTGCATTTAATGGTCTCATGGCTGGATTTGACATGGTACGCAACACCATTCAGTTCGGTTTAGATGTACTTCAAGTTAAATTTCAAACCTTCGGTAGTGTCGTTAATAATATTCTTCATTTTAACTTCTCTGGCGCCAAGTCTGCATGGGAAGGCGGTCTATCTCAGCTAGGTGGTATTACTGAACGTTATACCAACCAAATGAAAGGCCGAATGAATGACCTTAAGAACTCATGGAACAGTGGGGCAACAACAGCAGCTAATTCCCTTGTCACAGCAGGAAAACGAATTCTTGATGTAACTACTGTAGGTAATCAAAAGATTACCAACTATGTTTATAAGGATCCTACAAAACCAGTAGAAACACCAAGTGCGCCAAAACTGGGTATTGGTGCTCCACCACCCAGTATTAATAAGGGTATTGGTACCGGGGTAAAAGATGAAAAGGGCGGATCAAAAGCATCGGCTAAATCTAAAGCTGAGCAAGAGGCTAAAGAGCGTCAACGACAGGCTGAACAAGCAGCGAAAGCGCTTGCAGATATTCGGTATAAATATGCATCCGAAGAAAAGAAAGTCGCTTTAGATCTTCAGAAGGCATTAGATGAGATTGAAAAATCTAAGATGAATGCCGATGAAAAAGCCGCCGCTAAAGTCAAAGCCGAAAAGGATGCTTCAGACAAGATTATTGCTATTCGTTTAAAAGAGTTTGAGGACTACAAAAAAGCTCGTGAAGAACAGATAGACAATTATCAACAGCAAGCACAACGCTTGTATGAAATTGAATCGGCACGGATCCAAGCCGAATATGATGCAAAGAAAATTTCTAATGTTCGCAAGGTTCAATTAGAGAAGCAGCTCGAAGATCAATTACGTGAAATTAAACGGCAAGGTCTTTTAGAGCGTCTGGCACTTGAGAACGAGCAAACGGGAATTAATGGTAAGCAAGGTAATCAAAACCAAATCACAAACAATATTTCTGATTTAGAGACAGATCAGAAAGTTGCTGACACTAAGTCTATGGGCTTAATCAGTGATGCGGAAATGAAAGACTTTGAGGCTAAGTTCGGCGGCTTCACCTCTCGACTTTCTAACCTTTGGGATCAAGGCATTCAGTCTTTAATGAATGGCACACTGACATGGAGTAACGCAACTAAAGCTGTCCTTGCAGACATGGGTGCATTTGCATTGCAATCGGCTACTAAAGAGCTCCAAGGCTGGCTCAGAATCCAAGCAATTAAACTAGCTCGAAAACTCGGTTTTGTTGGTGCTGAAACA